TGGGTACTGCATTGCAGGTATCAAATGCGGTATTGACTTACACGCTGATTGATAATCCTGCTACATCACCTACACCAATTTGTAAGCAGTACACCAATAACACGGGGTCGAACTGGACAGGTTCCTATATCCGTTGTGATGGAGTTGCGTTTGGGCCTGTAACTTTGACACCGGGGCAATCCGTTTGCGCAAGGATATACACACCTATAACGATTAGCGGATCAAACTTAACAATGGGTATAAATTGCGTATAATATGACACCAGTAACCGGCCAAAAGCTAAACATCTACAAATACAATTCCATAGCGAATACCGACACGCTGATTGCTTGTGCAAGAACTTGCACGCTCAATGTGAGTGTAAATTCAATGGAGGTAACCAATATCAACTCCGCATGGTTTCAAGAGAGCCGCCCCGACGTTGCGAATTGGTCAATTTCAGCCGATGGGTTGGTGGTACTGGATGATTATTCCTACCTTTTTATGTTGCAGTCGCAGTTGGATAGGGAGGTGCATCTGATTAAGTTCGTTATTGACAATGGAACGGCTGGGGGGTTGGTTATCGTGTCGGGGTTGGTATGGCTGCAGTCAATAAGCATTACGGGCGCAAATAAGGACATCGGAACGTATCAGGCAACATTCCAGGGTACAGGGCCGTATTCGTTAGCAGGTACCACCATTACGCCCGTTGGGATACTTATACAAGGCACTACCGTACAGGTATTGCAGTATACTGCTGCTGGTGGTGAAACTTCCATCGCTATTCCTGGTGGGGCAGGTAAGACGATGCTATACGGTAGCAGGGGCGGTACGGCATTTGAAACTATCGTTTATACGGGTTCACCCGGTACGGGTTGCACCTGGACTATTAGCACAGGTACACTTGCCGTTGATAGCGGAGTGCCATTTTTCACAGGAGAGAAAATTATTATTTTAGTACAATAATCAGTTATGAGAAAGTTATTCACACTATGTTTATTAGTTTTTACTTTGTCCGCATCCGCCCAATGGCAGCAGACAGGTAGTAAGGTACGTTACGTTAATGGGTTGGGTATTCCCACGAAAGATACGGCCGCCGGGGTGAGTGCTGATAGTTCGCAGATACTGATTCGACCGGCTGATTCATCCCTGTATGTGAAGTATAAGAGGACATGGATGCGTGTGGGTGGTGGTGGTGGTAGTATTGCAGGTAGTGGTACTACAAACTACATACCTAAATTTACTTCATCAAATGCTATCGGTAACTCACAGATATTTGATAATGGAACGAACGTAGGTATAGGTACGGCAAGTCCAGCACAGAAACTTGATGTTAATGGAATAGCAAGAGTAACTACTGAAATGAGAAGTAAAAACACCGCAGGGAATATTTCCTATTTCACATTTGAAGAAAACGCAAATTCTAACTCTGCTACTTTTATTTCAGGTGATGCTCGAACAACAGGTAATCTTGGGTTATGGACTAACTCTTTGGAACGTATTAGAATTGATAACAACGGCAACGTAGGTATAGGTACGACAAGTCCGAGTACTAAACTTCATGTTAATGCTACAACATCAACTCCTTTAATTATTGAATCTAATCAAGCATCTACATTTTTAGGGTTAAAAGATGCAAGTGGAAGTTTTACATATTTGGGAAGTGATGATGGGGCATTTTTAGTACAAACACCAAGTGGTGGATATTCTACAAAATTAATTGTTACTGACGCAGGCAACATAGGTATAGGTACGACAAGTCCGACTCCATATACATCTGGTGCTTTGGTATTAAATCAACTTTCATCAAATGCAAATAGCGAAATAAAATTAACTAATTCGACAACAGGTAATACTGCTGGTGTTGGATTGTTGATTGCTCAATATGGAGTAAATTCCTATTTACTAAATGCAAGTGCAGGAATTTTAGTTTTTGGAACTAATGATACCGAAAGAATGCGTATCACTGCCGCAGGTGAAGTCGGAATAGGTACGACAAGTCCGAGTAGTAGGTTAGATGTTAGTGGTACTGCAACTGCAACAAACCTTTCAGTAACCACCAATGCAACGGTGGGTGGAACATTGAATGTAAATGGAACAACAACCCTCGGAACAACTAACACAGGAGCAATAAATGCTTCATCTGTTAATGCTCCTTCGGGAAGTGGAACTTTCGGGAATTTATATTCTAACGGAATTGTTCAAATGCTTGGAGTGAATGTAAAATACAGAAATATATCTGCAACTTACACCGCTACAACAAGCGATGATTATTTCATAAATATAACAACAGGAACATTTACACTTAACCTACCAACTGCCGCAACACCATACGGGCAGGTTTATGTGATTAAAAATTCAGGAACAGGTACGATAACCGTTGACCCAAATGGCACACAAACAATAGATGGGGCAACTACTTTTACAATGAACGTACAGAATGGTTCAATCACAATTATAGGTGATGGCACTAACTGGAAAATAGTAAGCAAATACTTATAACTAATGACATCCTATCTATTCATCATATTAGCCGCCTTCTTCAATGCCGTAATGGATGTACTATTGTGGCACTTTGATAAGTCAATATTCAGCAAATACAATGCTAAATGGTGGAATCCATCAATATCATGGCAGCACGTTAAGCTGACATTTAATTGGATGCGATTCGATGCTTGGCATATAGCAAAGACTGCAATGCTGCTATCTTTATTCGCAGCAGTACATTTCTACAATCCCGTATTCGGGTGGCTTGATATTTTCATCATGTGGTTCGTTTGGGGTGTAGTATTTGAATCATTCTATAAATATGCGTTAAGACATGGAACACCAAACAAATGATGCAGGAATCAATGGACTGCTTGTAACTCTTTTTTTATGGGTATTCAGCCATCTGACCGCATCGGATTTGGCAACCTACTGCACCATTGCAAGCGCATTAGTAACAATATTCGTGAATATAAACAAATATAGAAATGGGAAAGACAAATCTTAGTTTAACCAATGTAAACAAGCCGGCACCTAAATGGTACCGCAAATCAAAGAGGGTTATCGGGTTACTATCCGGCCCCACCGTTATAGCGGTATTTCAGATATTCAAACTCAATGACCATCAGATGGCAAGCGTAGCGACTGTTATCGCTTTCCTGCCTACTCTGTTAGAAATATTCTCCGCTTTACTCGCAAATGGTGAACAATATGCAATCGTACCTGATGAACAAGAACCCAAAATATAACTGGTTCCCGTTTGTTTTTATTGCAATAGTAGTACTAATAGTACTATTCGGATGCAATACGGTGAAAAAAGCAAAAGGTAAGACCGAAACGATAACGGTGTACGTTTACGATACAATGAGGGTATCAGTAGTTGACACTACCCGTACCTTACAGGAATGGATTGATATTCAGACAAAGACGGTAGAACTATTCGATACAACCTACACAACCGTTCCCATCCTGCGTAAGCGGATAATCTATGAGAATGTAAAGGCATCCAGTAAAGAGGTGGCTAATGGCATCCGTAGGGATAGCGTAAAGGCAACGGGTAGTGTAACTGCTTTTAGTCAGTCGGAGTTTCTAAATAAGGAAACTAAACGGCTTCCCTTTTGGTTCTCATTGGGTATTATTTTGGCTATTGCAGCCGCATTATACTTAAATTGGAAAAGATGGCTCGTAAAATAATCTTATCAGCCGGGCATGGTGGAGCCGATCCAGGTGCATCCGGAAACAGTTACATTGAGCGTGATTTAGCCATTGAGTTACGGGATATGGTAGTGGCTGAACTGCAAAAGGAGGGCATCGTACCGCTTACAGATAGCAACTCAAACGCACTTGCCCAAACTCTCGCCTGGCTTCGTGGTAAGTTCACCAAACGGGATATTTTGGTTGACATCCATTGGAACGCATCCGCAAACGTGGAAGCAAAGGGTAGTGAGGTAATAGTACCCGATAACGTGAGCAAATTTGAGCAGGGATTGGCTGAATCTCTGCTGAAGGTATTTACTTCCGTTGGTTTTAAAGACAGGGGTATCAGACCCGAAAAGCTAACTGCACGCAGATCATTAGCCTGGATGAAAGCGGACGCTGAAACGGTGTTAATTGAAGTTTGCTTCATCACTAACCTAACAGACATGAAACTATACCAGGCGAACAAGCAAGGCATCGCCCGTAGGATTGCAGGGGTGCTGAAATCGAAAAGTAATGAGTAACTTTGTACTAAATAAATAGAACATGGCAGTATTCAATAAATTTAATGCTTTCGTAGAGGCAGTTGCCGAGAAGGTTCACAATCTTGGGAGCGATCAGCTTACCCTTGCTTTAACGAACACTTTACCGACATCTGCAAATAGTGTACTTGCAGACATTACGCAAATCAGCTACACGAACCTATCTACCCGTAACCTTACCACTACTGCATCATCGCAGACAGGTGGACTTTATAAGTTAGTGGTATCGGATATTACCTTGACATCAACAGGTGGTAGTACAGGGCCGTTCCGCTATGTAGTAGTGTATAACTCTACCGCTGCCGGGGGGCCTTTGATTGGGTGGTATGATTACGGTACTTCCTTGACTTTGAATAGTGGGGAATCACTCGCAGTTGACTTTGATCAAACTAATGGACTCTTAACACTTCAATAATGGCAGATAACGTAGGATATACACCGGGCAGTGGCGCAACTATAGCAGCCGATGATATTGGCGGAATATTGTACCAACGCATTAAACCAGTAACGGGGGGCGATGGTGTAGCTAATGATGTTAGCGATGCAAACCCTATGCCCGTAGCTGCTTATGGTGAATTAATTGAAGCCATTGAAGCAATGCGTATGGCTATTCAAGCACTTACCCGTACCATTGGACTCGCACAGGTCAACCCACTAACAGGTAGGATGCTTGTAGATAATTCAGGTGTAACGCAGCCAGTTTCAGGAACTATTGCTGCCAACCAATCAGGTACCTGGAACATATCTAACCTTGCCACAATAGGCGGTGTGGCTGCTAACTCACAGGTTCAATCCTTTGAAAGAATGACCGCTGATAATTTAAGAAGAAACATAACAGTAACATAATATGCCAACTACAAACGGAAATAGACAGATATTAGACCTTAAGAGATGGGAACAAGTTGCCCCTGCCCCTTCCGCAAGTGCAGCAGGTGCATCTATTGCATCTTCAAGACATTTCAGGCAACAACAACTATTTATAAGAAGTAACACGGAAGCATTCCTTTACAATCCGAATGAGGATGGATGGGTGCAGTTGCCTTCCCCTGCACTTGCAGGTACTTTCGGTGCAGGTTCTTCATCTGTTGCCGGATCATGGTCAACAGGTACAACGGTGGCTGCTTCTACACTTACCGCAACGGGAGGTACTACTACTACCATTATCACCAACCAAACTATTGTTCGTTCACTTGCAGGATATTCTGTTCACATTGTTTCAGGCCCCAACGCAGGAGTAACACTTGAAATTGTGAGCAATACAATCGGAGCGAACGCAGTTATCACGGTAGCAGCACAGGCATCTGCTTTTACCGCTTCAACCGTTTACCGCCTTTGCACTCCTGTATGGTATGTAGTAGGTGCCGGTACTTTAGCATCCGGTTCTTTCCGTAAGTATGACTTTGCAACAAACACATGGACTACACTCGTTAACACTGGTTTACCTGCTTCATTAGCCACCGATGGAAAGTTAATAATGACTCCGTCTTGGTTTGATAATGATTATGAGGCACTCGCTTCAGGTACCGCAACATCCGCTACTGCTACAACGCTTGTAAATAGCGCAAAGTCATGGACTACTTCACAATGGGTGAATAGTCAAATTAGAATCGTATCGGGTACAGGTGCCGGGCAGATTAGAACAATTACCGCAAATGATGCCACATCCGTAACAGTTGCAACATGGACTATTACACCGGATGCAACCTCTGTGTATCAGATTACAGGTAATGATGATTTCATTTATTACATGGGTAACAACGCAGTCACTTTGTATCGTTATTCAATATCCGGTAACTCATGGTCAACCTTAACACCTGTTGCTGCTCGTGCAGGTGCGCCTGGTGCCGGTATGTCTGCTAACTGGGTTCGTCAGGTATCTGATAGCGCATGGACTTCCGAATCAGCTATAATCAACGGTAGAAGAATTTACTCATTCAGAGGGGCTGCAAGTGCTGCTATAGATTATTACGACATAGCAGCAAACACTTGGGTATCTGCAATTACTTACGGCCCTGCTACTGAAACATTTACAACAGGTTCAAAATACACTTACTACGGTAATTTTATCTATGTTCAAAAAGATGCAACTAACCGTTGGTTTAGATTTAATGTTCCTGGACATTTTATGGATGGATGGAATACTATGCCAGTTGTTCAAGGTACTGCCGTTGTTGGTGATACTTGCTTTGATATTGATTACATTGATGGCACAACTGAAATTATATACGTTTATATGATGTTAAATACATCCGGACAAATGTACCGTCAAATGGTAATCTAATATGACACAGGCAGAAGAAAAGGAACTATGGAGCAAACGCATTAATCACCTTCAATTACTGATAGGTGCAGCGAAGCAGCGTGGAGATATTGAATGTATCATACAACTTGAAAAAGAACTTATAGAAGCTAACAATGCTTTTAACGCTATTACGTAATCAGGGAGCAACGGGCAATACCATTGTCGCTGATAAGGGTACTTATACCCTGACAGGTAACGTAATAGATTTAAGAAGTGCTTTTCAGATAGCGGCAACAGTAGCCGCATTTACGCTAACGGGAGGGGATGCTAATTTCCAGTTAGGCAAGACCATTGTAGCCGATACCGCTACCTACACACTAACGGGTAATGATGCAGGTACTATTGCATCAAGGCAAATAGCAGCCGATAAGGGTACATTTGTACTGACCGGAATAGATGCCAACTTCCAGGTAGTAAAATCAGTTGCAGCCGACAAAGGGACATTTACTTTAACTGGTAACGATGCCGGCACCATAGCAAGTCGCAGGATAGTAGCTGATAGGGGAATATTTACACTTGTAGGCAACGATGCCACAATAGACATAGTTCGCACTTTAACGGCCGATTCGGGTACTTACCTACTCACCGGCAATGATGCCACCATACAGAAAGAAGGTCAAGCAACCCTCACCGCTGAAAGAGGTACATTTATCCTCACAGGTTTGGATGCTAATCTCATTGTACCTTTGTATTCATTTAGCAGCAACGTAACAATCCAATCAGAGCAAGAAACCCATGTAACTATACAAGCATCGAATCACTATACTGTAACGATAACATCAACTTTTGAATCATGATATACAACGGCACCAATGTAACGGTAAAACTCACAGAGCAAGGGGTAAACTTACACAACCCTACCTCCGCTGACATCTACTATAAAAAGCCATCCGGACAAACCGGATCATGGAGTGCCGTTATTCAAAATAACCATGAGATAACCTACACCACAACGGTAGGCGATATTGATATACCTGGACTATGGATACTGCAAGGCAAGGTTGTGAAAGCAGGGGTAACCTATTGGACTTCTTTAGCTGAAATGATAGTTGAAGCGCACCTATGACAAAAAGCGAAGTAGCACGTTCATACAGGGATAAGTACGGGGCAAAGATGCCTTCGCTGAAACTGGCCCGGATAATGTATGCGGAGAATAAACTGACATTTAAGGATGTGGAAGCAGCAAGAATGGTACTGCGATACATTGAGGGTAAGACCGGAAACAAGGAAAGAAAGAAAGTATTACAATCAAAATACCTTATGCCACAAGAAAGACCACGCAACCCGTACAACCTGCCCGAATCGCATCAGGATAAGCGCATACCATTCAAATTGCCAACGGCCTGCAATAACATCCTGTTAATCTCCGACCTGCATATTCCCTACCACGATATTGATGCGATAACGCTCGCACTCAATTACGGAGTAGAAAATAAAATTAACACCATCTTCATCAATGGTGATTTGATTGATAACCATCAAGTAAGCCGCTTTGAAAAAGACCCGAAGAAACGCTCGGTAAAGCAGGAATTTGATGCAACAAAGCAGTTCCTTCGCTCACTACGTGCGACGTTCCCCAATGCTCATATCTACTGGCTAAAGGGTAATCACTGCATCCGTTGGGAGAAATTCCTGCTGCAAAAGGCATCGGAGATATGGGATGACCCGTATTTCCACTTGGAGGAACGGCTGCAACTCAATGAGGAACGGGTACACCTATTGGATGACAAGGTACTTGTCAAAGCCGGTAAGTTATCCATCACTCACGGGCATCATGTATTCAAAGGGGTATTTGCACCCGTTTCCCCTGCCCGTGGAGCGTTCCTCCGCACAAAGCAGACCGTTATTGTCGGACACCTGCACAGGGCATCACATCACCCGGAAATTACGTTGGATGGTGAGGTGATAAGTTGCTGGAGTACCGGGTGCCTATGCGAACTGCGACCGGACTATTCACCACTTGTCAGCAATAGCCAACACGGATTTGCTCACATATTGGTTGAGAAAGATGGAAAATTTCACGTTAAGAACTTCCAAATAATCAACGGCAAATTGTACTAACAATGATTAAGGTCAGGAAGAACCTCGAATTGTACCACCGGTTGAAAGAACTGGATGCAAAGGTTTTTCCCGGCTGCGATAATGAATTTCATCCTAACAGAGATTGGTGGGTTACATTGGAGTCAGATAAAATAACTTCTTATTGCGGATGCTTGTATAAATCAGGAATATGTGTATTTGTAAGGGCATGGGTGCATCGTGATTATAGAAACAAGGGAACGCATAAAAAACAAATAGCAGTAAGAATTAACGCTGCAATAAAAAAGAAATGTAAAAGCATTGTAACCTATACCGTAAAAAGAAACTATGCCTCTGCTAACAATTTGATAAAATCAGGGTTCTTATTGCATAACCCACAATATGCCTATGCTGGGGATGATGTTATGTATTTTATCAAACATTTGTAGTGACCACCGTACGGGACTCGAACCCGTATCACCCCGTATGAGCAGGGTTGTTACCAATTACACCAACGGTGGTGCCGGGCGCTTATTTATCCTCCCTGCCGTGTTTATCTTCATACCGGCCTAACTGGTAGGCGGCATAGACCGTGAAAGCGAATACAACTGCTGCAAAGATTACCATAAGAGTTGATTTTCAATGTTAATGAGATGGGTTACAATATCCGCTGGGTGCTTCATTTCCAACTGCTGGCGGATGTACTTGACCGAATGTATTACCGATGTATGATCACGGTTGAAAAGCAGTCCGATGGCTTTGTACGGCATCTTCAATTTAATGCGGAGCAGGTACTGGGAAATCTGCCGGGCCATTACCACCTTAGCCATTCGTGATGGACTGACTATGCCAGGTATTGTTAAATCGAAGTATTTTGACACCTTCTCGATAATGATAGTGGCATTTATGCGGTCTTGATTGCGGATGAGTCCGGGTGCTGCGTAATAATTGAGCATAGCGTTCCAGTTGGTTGATAATTCGTGCCATTCGGGTGTACGGCATATTGGATGCCGCATCGTGCGTGACCTTCGGCTGATTCGGATGAAAGTGAATTGTTCTCTTGGCATAGTGTTTGGCTAATATGTTGATGTAATCGGTTGGGTTCATAGTTAATGTGTAAGGATTGAACTGACTATTGGTCTATAAAAAACCCCCGGAGCCACAGCAGCCGGGGGAAACCAAAACCCAATTATGCACTCACGAAGTTAACAACTTCTGACGAAAAGGACAAACCATCCAGCATGGTGCGATATACTTCCTGACTTCCATCGCTGAAGGTAATGCGTTTGGTCATGTAGGGGATATGATTCGAGTCCAGGTCAAAGTCCTGCATCATATTCCACATGGAGGTATATTCCTCGTACCGGTTCATAAATGGGTTGAAGATTTCAAATACTTGCACTTCCGCAATCGGCCGCTTGGTCGGCTGGATGTAGTAGTTGATTTGCTGACAGACTGAACCATCATCATTGTAGGTTTGAATCATTCCACCTGTTTCGGTGAGGAACTCATCAAATTCTAAACGGCTGCGTTCTGCGTAGTGCATGGCTTGTGTTCGGGTTGAAACTGCTAACTTAATCATTGGGTTGGGTTTATTTGGTTATTTAATAAATCGAAGTTAGGGGTAATTGGGTATAACTACAAAATATATTTGGATATTTATTTTTGCAATCTTGTTGCATTTTCTAACAACTTGCTGATTTTCAATACTTCCGCATCATCCAAATATGTCTTATTATTCACCCATTCATGCAGCTTTAACTTGCGCAGCCCTACCTTGCGCTCAATAGCGGACAGGTTAAACACATGATCGGAGGTGAGTAGCTGGTGTAGTTTGTCGGATTTAGTCATTGTCATTGAAATTTTCGTTGATGAATCTTAATACTTGCTTAAATGCTTGAATATATTGTTGTGACATTTTGAAACTATCGGGCATATTCTTATCTAAAAAAAAGTCCTTTAGTTTTTCGTTTTCCTCAATTTTATTATTCAAGAACTCAATAATCGGAAACGCTGGGTTGTCGGTGTTGTCTGTCATAAATTATAGGTTTGTTGGTGATTGATTACTATTCATTAATTCTTCCAAATAATCTTCAGGAGTTATTGGGGCAGTGCATTTCACATTAGCGAAATACCAATCCTTGCAAAATTTTAACATTCGATCATTTTCCTTTCTTTTTGCCAATTCTATTGTTTCATCGTACAACGGGTTACCTAATCGAATTTCATTTGCTAACCATTCGACCCCTAATTGATTTTTAGACATAAATTATAGTTTTGTTTCAGCAAAAATAAAAATAATTTTGGAATATCCAAATAATTTTTATCTTTGACATCTAAACTCAATTTTATGCAAATTCAAAAACACAATGCTACCGAGGTTATGGCGCTCGGAAAGGCATTTGCTGAATCGGGAATGTTCCCCGACATCAAGTCAGCAGCACAAGCCATCGTTAAAATTCAGGCAGGGGCAGAACTCGGCATCGGGCCGTTTCAATCCATGTCAGGTATTCACATTATTTCCGGTAAGCCTACCATTGGGGCAGGTGTTATGGCATCAATGGTGAAAGCATCGGGAAAGTATAACTACAAGGTTACAGAACAGACCGAAAAGGTTTGCTCCATTGACTTCTTCGAAGGCAAAGACCTGATTGGCACATCTACCTTCACCATTGAAGATGCGAAAAAAGCAGGTACCAAGAACCTGGACAAATTCCCACGTAATATGCTATTCGCACGGGCAATGTCTAACGGGGTAAAGTGGTACACTCCCGATGTATTCGCCGGGCCTGTCTATGTACCGGAAGAAATGGACGCACCTATTACGCAAGATGTACCGCATGAGGTGGTACCTGCCATCCCTCCCCGTACCACCGTATCTGATAAGGTTTTCAAAGATGCCCTAAAGAAGGTAAAAGAAGGCGCAATGCTGAAAGACGGCAGCAAGTCAGTAGCTGCATGGTTGGTGGAAGATGTTGAACTCACAGAGCCGCAGGTGGCTGCATTAACTGAAGTTCTAAACGAAGGAGGGGAAGATGGAACTAATTAAATTCAACCACACCACTAAAGAGCAGCGCTCGGAGGTGGTATTAGAGATGATGAATGAAGTGCTAAATGGCCGTGTTAACCCGTTAGAACTGCATCTGCGACTAAAGTCAGCAGAGGAAGTAATTAAGCAGCTAACGGGGATGGAACCTTATAAAGCGATATTATTAGATGAGTGCCTTAAGTACGGCAAATCATTCGACTACCAAACTGCGAAGATTGATATTCGGGAGGTAGGGGTGAAGTATGATTATTCAGGATGTGGGAATGATATATTAGCACATCTTTACGATCAGCAGAAATCTATTGATGCGCAAATCAAAGCATTTGAAACCTACCACAAAGGATTGCCATCCGCAGGGGTGCAAGTATTAAACCCCGAAACTGGCGAAGTAGAAACACATTATCCACCGAGTAAATCTTCCACAACAAGTGTGGCAGTTACGTTGAAATAAGCACGGCAGCCATGTTGATGTAAGTGGGAATGAATACCACCTTTGGATAACATCCTCATTTTATATGAGGTCTATGGGTTTGAACCCCATACATGGCTCTAAACGGCACCGGCTCCCGACATCCGGCGAATCAATGGCAACACTAATCAATGCCTACATTACAAAGGCGAAACTTGAACAACTGCTTGCACAGGCAGACAAAGGGGTAGCTTTCACCATCGCAGTAAACGATGAAGCGAATGCCTACAATCGGAACGTATCTCTGTACCTTTCACAGACAAAGGAGCAAAGGGAATCGAAAGAACCCAAGACCTATTTTGGCAACGGTGCAGTAGTGTGGACTGACAACAAAGTAACACTTGCACCGAAGAAGGATGCACCTGCTGAAAACAAGGTTGTTACTCCGAAGTATCTTGATGACGTTCCATTTTAATCACACGGGGAAGGGTTATACCTTCCCCTTAATTTTGTACTAACATGACAATCCACCAATACCTCCGCAACAAAGACATCCGCACCAACACTACTGCAATGCTTAAAGATGGTAAATGGTACCGATACATAGGCGGTGCATGGATTACCGAAAAGCAGTTCCAGTTGATGTTTCCATTACCTGCGAAGATTGGGAACAACTCCGACAACCCGAATAGTAAAGTAGTTTATCTTGATTAGTTATGAAACGAATATTAATAGCTTGTGAGGAAAGCGATGAGGTTAGGGGTAGATTTGAAAAATTAGGATTTGATGCTTGGTCCTGCGATTTACAAGAAAACAGAAACCCAAACGCCAAACACTATAAAGGTGATATATTTGACATCATTAATGATGGATGGGATGCTATGATTGCTTTTCCACCTTGCACACATTTAGCGGTTAGTGGTGCTGCATGGTTTGATCAAAAGCGTAAAGACGGAAGGCAGCAACAAGGCATTGACTTTTTTATGGCTATGATTAATGCACCAATAAAGCATATTGCAGTTGAAAATCCTGTGGGTATAATGAGCAAAATTTATCGCAAACCTGACCAAGTTATACAACCTTACTATTTTGGTGATGAAGCACAAAAAACAACGTGTTTATGGCTCAAAAATTTACCAGCTATTTATCACAATAGTAAGCCTAATTTATTTGATAGTGTAGTTACACATGTAGGGAAAGGAGATTTTATAATTCATAAATCAGGCAAAAGAAAACCGAAATGGTTTGCAGATTCATTTAATTTACCTAAAGAAGAAAGAGCAAAAATTCGCAGTAAAACATTCCCTGGCATTGCTGAAGCTATGGCAAACCAATGGGGAGAATATCTTTTAAGCAAATAGAATTAGTTATGAAACACTACCCCGAATGGCGGATCCGATATAACACCGCACACTACAACTACACTTTGCAACGCACCCCGAATGTGGTGAAGGATGGATTCTACACTACACCGCCGGTGCCTGTGGTTGCGAAGTCCAATGGGCTGACTACGTTTATTATCAACTTCCTCAACTGGTCGGGCTACCGTGCTACACGGATAAATACAATGGGCCGAATGGTTGCCGGTAGATGGATACACTCTACAACCCGTAAAGGGTCAGCCGACATAAGCAGCACCATTAAAGGCCGATCAGTGATGTGGGAGGTGAAGGTAGGCCGTGACCGACCACGCCCCGAACAACTGGCAGAGCAGCAAAGGGAAAGACAAGCCGGGGGGATATATGAGTTTGTATCGACACCGGAGCAGTTCTTTGAATTATTTGATAAACTATAAACCAAACACCATGCAAAAAGATTATTTAGAGTTTTTAGAAAAGAAAAAACATAATTCTATTGATTATGGAATTAAAACAAATTACCTTCCCGATTTAATGTTTGACTATCAAAAACATGTTAGCGAATATGCAATAAAGAAAGGAAGGTGTGCTGTATTTTTAGATACTGGGTTAGGTAAGACAATTATAGAGTTAACAATAGCAGTTAACTATGCAAGACATACAAATAAGCCTGTATTAATTATTACGCCATTAGCAGTAGCATTTCAATTTATTAAGGAGGCTGAAAAGTTTGGCATAAATGATATTGAATATTCAAAAGATGGCAAATACAAATCTAAAATAGTTGTATGCAATTATGAAAGGTTAGAAAAATTTGATAGCAATGATTTTGAATGTGTAATTTTAGATGAAAGTTCTATATTAAAAAACTTTGAAGGTTCTACAAAATCACAGATAACATCATTTCTAAAAAAAGTAAATTATAGATTTTTATTTACAGCTACCCCATCACCAAATGATTATATTGAATTAGGTACAAGTTCTGAGGCTTTAGGTTATTTGGGGTATATGGATATGTTAGGTAAATTCTTTAAGAATAATCAAAATACTATTAAGCAAAGCGGGCAACATAGAGCTGGGGAAGAATGGTATTTAAAACCTCATGCCGAAAATGATTTTTGGCGATGGGTTGCTAGTTGGAGCATATCATGTAAAAAACCATCTGACTTAGGATTTTTAGATACAATTCATATTCTACCTGAATTAAATGAGATACAAACTGTAGTAAGAAATGTTAACCCATTTGCTATTAATGGTCAGACTTCTATGTTTGCTTTGCCTGCCACTGGATTTGCAGAAATAAAAGCAGAAGTACGGGCAACAATTACACAGCGATGCGAAATGGCAGTCGAAAAATCATTGAATCATGATTGCTCTGTATACTGGGTAAACTTAAACGATGAAGCAATTTTAATATCTGATTTAGATAAAAATACTTTTGAGATTAAGGGAACTATGGATATTGATAAGAAAGAAGATATTTTGCTTTCTTTTAGTAAAGGGGAAATAAAAAAGTTAATAACTAAAACAAGTATTACTGCTTTTGGATTAAATTGGCAGCATTGTAATCATACTACTTATTTCCCTACGTATAGTTACGAGCAATATTATCAAGCAGTAAGAAGGTTTTGGAGGTTTGGACAAATTAATCCGGTAACCGTAGATTTAATACTTTCAGATGGACAGATAAGAATAATGGAAAGCCTGTTAATAAAAAAAGATAAGGCTACCATAATGTTTGAGAAACTCATAAAAAATACAAATAGCAATTTTAAAATTTCTAGCAAAGGATTTGATAATGAAATTAAACTCCCATCATTCATAAACAAAAACTAAACCAATGGTAAAAGATCAAAAAATCACAAATGATTACGCTATTTATAATAGCGATTGTATGTATGTAGTTAATACACTTCCTGATAGTAGTATTGACTTTTCAGTTTATTCTCCGCCTTTTGCAGGGCTGTATAATTATTCAAGTCATGAAAATGATTTTTCTAATTGTGAAACTAAAGAACAATTCATTGAACAATATGAATTTTTAGTAAAAGAATTATCAAGGGTAACTAAACCAGGTAGAATAAATGCAGTACACGTTACCGATGTTCATACTAACACTGGCAGGCTTTGGGACTTTCCGGGGGAGGTTATTAGACTTCATGAAAAGTATGGTATGCAATACCATAATAGAATTACGATTTGGAAAGAGCCATTAAAAGTTAGAATGCGTACAATGGTACAATCTTTAATGCACAAATTTATAGTTGAGGATGCTACAAAATGCTTTACTGCCATGCCTGATTATGTATTGATATTTAAAAAATCAGGTGAAAATGAAACTCCCGTAACTCATCCAAACGGGTTAAATGATTTTGAATATTTTGGCGAAACTCCATTTTTGGAAACACATAAAGAAACATATGGTAACTATAAAGACTTTCGTAAAAAATGGGAGTTTTTTGATGGAGATAAAAGGGAAAATAAATTAAGTCATTTAACATGGCAAAGATATGCATCAAGTGTTTGGGATGATGTACGTATTGATAATGTATTGCCATTTAAAGATAGCCGGGAAGAAGATGATGAAAAACATGTACATCCATTGCAATTAGATGTTATTGACAGGTTGATATATCTTTATACAAATCCAGGTGAAACCGTACTAACTCCATTTATGGGAGTAGGTAGTGAAGTGTATAGTGCTGTATCTTTGGAAAGAAAGGCTATCGGTATAGAACTAAAGGAAAGCTATTTTAAACAGTCTATATTAAACATGAATACTGCTGAAAAAAGATTTAAGAAAATAGTTAACGGCACCTTAGAATTCTAACCACCCAACCCATGCACGAATACCACGATTACCGAGCCATCGGCCTTACCGTCATCCCCATACAATGGGATAGCACAAACAAACAACCCGTATCACACCGCCTATGGAGTAACGCTGATGACTTGCACCTGCGACCAGATCATAACGGCATAATGATAAAGACCGGCAACGGATATGGATGCCTTGACTTTGACCTAAAGAACACGAAGGACAAAGAACTCTTTAACAAATGGATGGGTATAATCAGCAATGAAGCACCAGACATACTCAACAACCTATTTATAGAGCAGACAAGGAACAAAGGGTATCACGTATGGATGAAGTACGCTAACCTACCAACAAAGACCGCACTTGCAGAATCACCGGAAGGAAGTGAAGTCATTGCACTATACTCCAATGGCCCTGTAGTTTACACCTACCCAACACCGGGATATACCGAATGGCACCAGTCTATGGCAGATGTGGAGGAACTAACAGAGCATCAATTCAACTACCTAATTGAAGTTTCACAATACTTTAACGAATATCAGCCAAAGTATGACCCGAATAAGAAAGCAGTAAGTTATCCGGTCGGATATGAGCAGCAGTTGTCCGAATTTGACGGTCAACTCACAGATGATGAATTCGATGCCATTCTGCACGAAATAGGACTATACCCTGTAGATACATACCGTTACTCAAAGAAGGATAAATTCACCGCCTACAGGCGCACAGGAAGCGAATCAGCCGGCATATCTGCAAAGGTATATTATCAGTCACGCAGGGTAATGATATTCAGCGCATCATTGCACGCCTTCCCGAATTGGCACAACCGGCATGAATACCCGGTATGGTCACTCCCACCATCGTTTCTGCTATTCTATCAACTGAACAGGGATTGGAAAGCAGTACTTAAAAGAATAGGCATTGAAGATGCAGTCAACGCCTACCCAACGGGTATTTTTCCACAGAGTGTTGAAAAGTCTATAAGGGAAGTCGCAGCCGAAAAATCACTACACCCCGAATTTCTTTTCACCGCTGGACTATTTACCATCGCATCACTTGCCGGCAACTGCTACATATCCGACCTACCCGATGAAACCAAAAACATAATTTTTGCCATAATGATTGCACCGGTATCTGTAGGTAAAACACCGGCATTTCGTGCAATGTGCGAAAATCCACTCAAAGACCTGATGGCAAGGGAGGATAAAGAATATGAAGCCGATGTGCAGCAATGGACTAAAGAACGTGCCGATGCCAATGCAAACAAGCAACCTTTCAACAAAGCACATCCAAAGCGGTTTATCCCATTTGCCGTTGATGGTACCACAGAGGGCTATATTGGGCTAATGCAGGATCAATCTGCAGGGATGGGAATATACCACGATGAAGCGGAAACCATCCTAAATGCTGGAGCGCATAAGGCGAATAACGATGCAATATCCTTTTTCACCCAAGCGTTCTCCGGTGGCCGCTACACTCAAATTAGGGCAGACAGGACAAAGGAAAGGGTGGTTAAGTCGCTGAATATGTCGCTGCTTATGGGTACTCAACCATCACGGCTGAAAAACCTATTTGGGGCAGATCGCATCCAATCGGGGTTTGCATCCCGTTTCCTGCTCGTACAGACCGACTATCTGAAACTGAAAGAAGATGTCTCCGCTTTCGCAGAAACACGGCAAATGTGCCAGGAGTGGAAAGACATACTTTTTGAACTCTACAAGCGAAATAAAGAATACTGCAAAGGAGATACGGCACCCATCAAGATTGTCATCACCGATGAAGCACGGCCCATACTGGATAAGTACTATCAGCAGCAGCGTAAAGATGCCAACAAGCGGCACGATAGCAAAGCAGAAGATTATGTAATGGGAACAGAGGCGAAGATGTCAGCGTATTACTTCCGTTTTTGCCAACTTATTGCCATCGCCCACAATTCATTCATGCCGATCATCAATACCCAAGTGGCTGAACTTGCATGGCGGCTGTATCGGTGGTACGCTGAATCAACGGTTAATATCCTTGCAGGGATATACACCGAAAACGAATCAGGGCTGCCGGCTGATTTACGGCTACTTATGGATAATCTTCCGGCTAAATTCACCACAAAGGAAGCCGAAGCACTTTGCATCCGGCTCAATGTTCGGCCCAAACGATTTATTGATTCCATGCGCAGACCTGACTTTGCCAGGCACTTCAAACGCATCGCTCACGGGCAGTATGAAAAACTGATATAAAGATTTTCGATAGACAAATCCGACCCCCGGTGTTTCTACATTGGGGTTTTTTATGCCCTACTGTACTACATTAATCTACATTACTAATGCGGTCATTATCCCGTTTCCGAAGTTTAGCAAGAGTAATCATTACCTGTGTTTTTACCTGATTGATGTACCTTTTTTCAACCCGTAATGAGATAACTACGCTTTCATCGTACTTTCTTTTGCGACCTGCACCGGGTCTTTTTCCGCCTTTCTTTTTTTGTTCCATTATTGATTAAGTTTACATTAATCAAAGATATTTGATTGATTATATATTACAAAATCAATTTCTCATTTTCCATAATTGCGTCAAAATTGCGATAATTGCAGCGACTGCAATTTTGTAACCTATTGATATTCATAGCGTAAGTGCCAAAAATTGCATAATTGCGCAATTTTCTAAGATAATAATAATAATATCTCTTTATATTTTAAGGCTAATATAGGAATAGGGGAAATGCAATTTTGCTGCAATTTTGCAATTTTCCCTGATAATCAATGAGTTGCTTGCAATTTTGGTGCAATTATCTGCAATTTTGTGCAATTTTGGTAGTTTGGATGGGATAGCGCTAACTTTGTAAACAACAAGTAACTACAACGTGCCGAAGAAAGGACAAACAAATAACCCGAATGGCAGACCGAAGGGGTCACCTAACAAGGCCACAAAGACG